AGTGATGGGCTGCTGTTCTTCCATTCGCAAACGCCTCCAGTTCGGCCGGTACCGCCGCGCCGTTCTCCCTCGCCTTCTTGATGATTTCGCCGGCCGCGGCCCGAACCTCGTTTTCAAAACCGTTGTTGTAAAGCAGCCGCAGGAGCCGCGCGAAGTTATCCATTCCGTGCTGGCCTTCAAACTCCAGCGAGAGCCTGATTTTTAGTTCCTTCAAATTCGCCTTTTTCTTCTTCGTCATTCTGTCGCCGCCCCCGTTGCGGCATAGAAGCCTGCCAGCCCGTCCTCATGCGCCTCTTTTCGTTTCTCCCATTCCTCATCGGTGAGCTCCTCAACGTCTACATACCCGCCGAGAAACGACGAATAGATGTTGTGGTCCTCCAGGTCTAGCTTGTCGATCAACGCGCAAAATTGCTTCTCGGCTGCGGTTCCATCTGCGGCCTCGACATATCCCATGACCTTCGCAATGACGCGATATATCATCCGTTGCCTCCCTCTTCCAAAAGCCTCGATGGGTCGATTGTCATAAGCGTTTCCATGCGCGGCTTGATGTGATCGGCCAGGGTGCGGCCATCGCGCAGCACCACATAGGGCATGATTATGTCCCGTATGTCGATCACGCCGGCGTCTGCGGCTTCAAACATCGCTTTGAGATGCCAGTAAAGAACCCGCCACACCCGGCGTTCTTCCTGCTCTACATCCTTGGCATAGGCCGCTGCATTCTTGAGGCTGTATCCGTTTTTCATCATCTTGGATACCGGGTGGCAGGATGCCATGACGCGAATGTGATATGGCTGTTTCGCCAACGTGATCATTGCTTCAAACCCCTCGCGCGGCGGCTGGGATAGCAGCATCAAGCCGGTCCCTTTGTGGGCGTAGATCAGTTTGCGAATCGCATCCTGCGACTTGGAAACCGCAACCTCAGTTGTCTCGTACGCCATCGTTCGGCCTCCGCATCTTTACCGTTTGCGTGTGTTCTTTCCCGTCGAGGCCTTCAACGTATTTGCGCCCAACGTAACGCTCGATTGTTTCGATGTGATCTATCAAGTTCGCCATTACTTCTCCTCTCCCCGCCGTACCCGCACCGCCGTGCCCCATCCCGCGTGGAGCGCGATCATCAGGAACAATCCATATTCCAGAAGCCGGCCGCCGATGGAGCCGAGAACCGGCCCCACCACAAACAAGGCAATCAAAACCGCACAAACTACATTCACCAGATCGTGCATCTTCCTCACTCCTAGTCGTTGCGAGCCTTGATGCGGCCCTCTTCCATCACGATTCCAACCTTGCCGCTGGTTTCCACGCGCGCCATCACAACTTGGAATTTGTTCGCATCGGCTATTTCGTACATTGTCTTGATGCCCTTCTCGTCGAGAGCCTCGCCGTGGCGCACGAACAACACGCGCAGAACGGGATTCGCGGCCATGCCGATAAGCGTTGCGTATTTGATCTGCTCGCCTTCGCCCAGGTTGCCGAACGGAATCCCTTTGATGCGAATTTCCTGCTCGTCAAAGGTGAGCCCCTCCACCGGCAGCTTGGCATTGGATACTGCCTGTTCTTTCTTGCGGTCCCGATCCCTGATTGCATCGCTCAGGGCTTCGGCTTCCCTGTCCTTCGCTTCCTTGATCTTCTTCACGCGGTCATACTCGGCGCGCTGTTCGATGGCGCGGTTGGTGCGGTCTGCCGATTGCAGCTCGGCGGTGAGTGCGCTCACGTCAACCGGCTCGCCGGCGGGTGCTGCCTTGAACTTCTTCTCGGCTGCAATCTTTTGCTTCTCCAACTCCTTTGCTTCGCCCTGCTGTGTGGCGAGCGCAGCCTTGGCCGTTTTCAGCTCGGCCTCAATCCGCTCAATCACTTGGCGCTGCGTTTCGATCTGCGAGAGTTTGCGCTGTTCCGCAGCTACCAGGTTCGCTGCCTCGATGCCGAGTTGCTGCTTGGCTGCAAATGTCTCTTGCGCCTTGATGTTGAGTTCCTGCGCCTGGTTGAGCTTGGAGAGAATGGATGCGGTGTCGATCTTCTCTTTGGGCAGGCCTTCGAGTACTTCCATGCTCCTGAGCTGTGCATCCAGCATCGAAATATGCGCGTTGATTTCCTGGCGCCTCTGACGATCGGCCGCGTTCTGCTCCGCAATCGCTTCAAAGTCCACGTCAACCTTGGCAATCTGCTTGAGCATTTCAATCTGCTCATCAAGCTCCAGTTGCGTAAAGCCCAGCGGGTCAAACGTCAGGACGCCCAGCACATCGTCTAAAAATTCCTGCGGCGTTTTCTTCATGTCTTTATGTATGGCCGGCTCGATGGTCAGCGTCGGCGGGTTGCCGCTCTTGTTCATGGTGCGGCGTACGGTGAAAATTCTTTGCGTATCATCCTGCAACGTCAATTCAACCGTAAGCTCCTGATGGTTGCGGTTCACCAGGTCCTTGTTTTGCGTCGGCACCACGCGCAGGTCCTTGAACTTCGGCTTGTTGCCTTTGCCGGTATCCTTCACCCCGAACTTGCCGGCCTTGAGTCCCTTGAGTCCGAACCAGATACCATTGAGCACGCTGGTCTTTCCCTCGCCGTTGCCGCCGGTGATCTGCACCAGGCGTTTGCCGGCAAAGTCGGCGTTGAATACCTCGATGCGCTGAAAGCCTTCTTCCTTGACCTTCAAAATTGTTAGGTTCTTCATTCATTCCCTTTCTCTCTCATAGGCATAGGCTTGGCCTATTCATTTCACAATATCTTGTGTAAGTTTTAAAAGGCAAGGGGATTTTGCATCTATGGACTGGCTATATATAAAAAATGGGGGACGGATAATGAATATCCATACCCCCCTCAGTGCACCGTTGTTGTTTTGCCTGGCACCATTCTATGGCTTTTTTGAGGCATCTCCGAACTGTTTTCGCGCAGCGTCAAGCTCGGCCTTGTCCTGCTTGGCCTGGCTCTGGCTTTCTGTGTAAGCCGACATTGCCTGTCGGCCCCAGGGGGATTTAATCAGCATGGCGCCGAGGGCGACCGCCGATCCCTCAAAGAAAAAATCCCATAGCTTTCCCGATCCCAGGTCGTGGCGAATATCGTACTTCGCCGGATCGAACGCCGCTGCAAGTGCCGCCGTCATGCCACCGCCCACCGCAGCTATCAGGGCCGTTTTTGCCCACTTCTTCATTGCCTGAGTGTCCATCGCTTCCCTCCCCATATCGCCGACAGCTACACTACCTTGCCACTCTCCAATTCAGCGTTGCCGCTGCCGGCGTGATGCTGGCCGCGCTGGGGTTGCAAACGAGGAAGTTGACGTTTCCCGCCGTGACGTAAGGCTTGACCACCAGCGCGTTATACGTCGCGTCGGGCGCTGCGTTGAATGCCCAACTGACCGCATCAGTAGCGAGTACACCCGTCCCGGCCACGGTGACTGATGCGGCGCAGGCGCCGCTGGCGATGGCAGCGGTTCCCAGGGTGGCCGTTCCGCTGGCGATAGTCAGCGCCACTGTTGCCGCCGACGCGCTCACGGGTATAGCCGTGTTGCCGATCTTGGCAGACACGATGGTGCTGCCGCCGATCTGCACTTGATTGTTTACACCGGCAGCACAAGTCGCCAGATAGCCAACAGCAACGCAGTTGGAGACCGGCGAAGAACCACTGTAGGTGGCCGAATCTCCAAGAAATACTGAGAATGCCGGGCCGGTTGTGTCGGAGGAATTAAAACCCGCCTGGTAGCCTACGGCAGTGTTGTGATTGCCCGTTGTAGATGCCCTGAGCGTATTCGTTCCGATTGCCGTATTGTCATCGGCTGTCGCAAGTAAAAGCGAATTCACACCCATCGCAACGTTGTTCTGGCCTGACGTATTAGCTGCCAGCGCGGAGACTCCAAAGCCGCTATTGTTTGTGCCTGTGTTGTTTGCGAGGAGCGAATTGTAACCCACTGACGTGTTGTTTGTGCCCATTGAGGTCGCAGCCTGCGAAGAAGCTCCGACCGCCGTATTGCTGCCTCCCGTCGCGAGTTTCAGAGCTGCAGTTCCAATAGCCGTTGAGTTTGAGGAAGTTTGGATAGCGTTGAGTGCTAGAGTCCCAAGCGCGACATTGTTGCTGCCGGAAGTATTTGCAGCAAGGGCCTGAGTGCCAACTGCGGTGTTGTTCGTTGCGGTGTTTTGATAAAGGGCCTGCTGCCCAACCGCCACGTTATTAATGCCTGAAACGTTGTTAAACAGGGCTTGTGAGCCAATTGCGGTGTTGGAATTTCCGGTGGTGTTGTCCGCCGCCCCGTAACCAACGGCGGTGATTCCGCTTCCAGAGATATTCTTTCCCGCCGCCTGCACACCCACTGCTGTGTTGTCTGAGCCGGATTGGTTAAGTTGCAGCACCAGGTTTCCAACGCCTGTGTTTCCGAATCCTGTCGTGTTAGCCGCCAGTGCCGAATTTCCATATGCGGTGTTGCTGCCCGCTGTGTCGGAGGGCATTGCTCCGGTTCCCGCCGCTGTGTCCTGAAGCGCATTTGAAACCACACCCGGCGTCGGGAGGTACATCACGCTGCGAAAGGCATCCGCGATATGCTGGTGGCCGCAGTTGCCCGGATGGACCGGAAGGCCAAGGCTGGCCGTACACACTTGCCCGTTCGGAAGCGTGCCGCCTGCAAAGTCGGTGATGCTGTTCACATATGCGCGAGTGGGCGCGTAGAAAGCCAGCGCCCCATCTCCCGCCAGAGTGCTCACCACCGCCTGCGCTTGAGCATCATACGCGCCTGTCACAGCGTCGGGTGCCCCGCCTCCCCCGCTCTGCATCTTGAGCACTCCGCCGATGTAGATGCGCGGCGGGGCCTGCGTAAGATTCGCCAGGGCTGAAGGCGTCGAAGGCACTGGAGAACCCGCCCACAGGAACGTGAAGGGATTGCCGCTGCCGGCCGCACTCACCGTGATCGTGAAAGTATGCGTTCCTGTACCCGTCAAAGCGTAGCGGTTCGCGAATGGGGCCTGTGTCCCGCCGTTGTGCGTAAGCACACTTTGGCCATTGAATCCGAATCCGTTGAGCGTATCTGTGATCACGCCGGAATCGATGTTCAGCCCCGCCGAGGATGTGCCTGTCGAGGTCGCCAGCCAGTTCACATACAAGCCCTGCGCTCCCGAGTTATAAAGCGTGCAGGTCAGCGTAGAGCCAGGCACGATGCTCTGAAGGGCGGCGACATTGCCAACGGAAACATTTGTCCACGTTCCAGTGGTAGCGCAGCTTGCTCCGGTGATTGCCGTCTGAGGCTGGATCTGCTGCTGCACCGGGATGGTCGCGTATGCCGCACCGCTCAAAAGCGTATGAAAATAATTCTGCTGGCATCCCGTGGTCGCAACCATGCCGCCGCAGAAGTTCGCGTCATTGGTCCCGATTTGAATGGTGGTGGGTGGGTTGCCATAGTAGTTAGGCGCGATCTTTGGGTATATCTGATTGTTGACCTCATCGGCGGCTTGATCCCCGGAAACGGCATAATTTATGCCGGGATTGCCGCAGGCGTTCAGCAAGGCGGTTGCATAACGATGGGCCGCGTCGGTCGCGCCTGTGCCTACTGTGATCGAATCACCGAAAAGCGTACAACCGGAGGCGCTGAGTTGCAGCGATCCATTGCCCTTAAACGCGCTCCTTGTCACAATAGTGCCAATCACATTTATGCTATTGCCGCCATCCGGCGTGGTGATGCCGCTTGCGCCGCCAAATATCCCACTGCTGTTGAATTGCATCTGGCCCGAAGATCCGGCCGGGTTGTTGGCCGTTCCGTTCGCAATGCAAGTGTTCGTGTTTGGAACGTAGACCTCGTTGGGAGCATTGCACTGGATCGGCCAGCGAACTTGCGTTGCGGGGTTCACCTGGGCGTGCGCGGCCGCGCAAAACAGAGCGAGTAAAAACAGGCGTTTACACCATGCAGAGCGCATCAGATAACACCCTCCCCGGCGCACCTCACACCACGCAAAGCGCGTCTATGCGGTCGCCGTCCTGGGTTAGAAAGTTGAGCGTTGCCGTCGTGCCCGTCGCCGTGTAGCTGTAGGTTGGGCGCGACTGATCCTTGGGCAAAAGTATCCCGTTGTAGAAAAGCCCCATGATCCTTCCCGGTGAAACGTAGCTGTTCCCTGGCACCGCGCCGGTGCACGGCGCCGTAATCAGGCCGCCCAGGTTGAACCCATAGGGCGGGACGATCTGCCCGGCGGTACTCAGGTCCACGGTTCCGGCTGCATTTGCAAACTGGTACATCCCCGCCTGAATCACATTCTTTTTCTGGTCGAGCACGGCAATTTCATAAAACGTGCTCCCCGGCTGAATCACATCGTTTCCGTAGAGCACTTGGCTGATCGGCGTAGAGCTGATCTGCGGTCCTACCATTTGCGGAACCGCGGCATCGCCCAGCATCCCCGCCCCTGGAACGCACGGCATCACAGGGCCGAAGCCGCAAAGGGTAACGCGCAGATAGCCGCCGAGCGCACCGCCGGCGAGGATGCTTTGCAGATTGGCTGTGAGCGTCACACCTGGCGTAGTAGGCATCTCATCCTCACTTGAAAAACCAGACTGGCCCGATGTGTGCCGACCGGGGATGATCCTCGGGCCGCTTCAAAATCTCGCGCGTGAACCACTCGGCGGCGGGCTGGTTGGGCTCAAAGTAAAACAAAGCCCCCCCGGTAATGTCGGAAACATCGGCGCGGGTGTAAACCTCGTCGATCCGGTTGAGCAATGCCCGAACATTGCTAGACCGTAGATTCGGTATATAGGGGTCATATAGAGTAACTCTCTTTTCCGGTGCGCGCTGCACAACCTCCAGCCAATCGCCCCAGCCGGCGAAAACGCGATTGCGGAGCACATAGGCAATCGCCATCATGTTGTTTACCCCGCCGTGGCGTTCGCCCTCTTCGATAGCGAATTGCGCCATCAATGCCCGTACATAGGTGTCAACGGTCAAACCGGCCTCCCCAAACGGATTTGCCGATAGACCTGGAGCTGATAGCGATAGAAGGCCCCCGCCTCTCCGATCGGTGGCCCGAACGCTTGGTCTACTTCCTCTTCTGTGAGGATCTCCGCGACCATCAAAACCAATAGCGCGGTTCGCCATCCCCGGTACTTCTCTTTCATTGCTACGCCGTGTTCGTTGTAGCGCATGATTGACCACTCGGGACCGTAGGGCTCCTGCAAGCTGGTGAGCGTCTTGCGTACCTTGCGGCCGGCGCGCGCGGCAAACCAATTCTCTGTAAGCAGATCCTTTTGCGCCTGGCTGCTGGCCATGCTCAGGCCCAGCAAATAGCCGTCCTCGTCCATCTCCTGAGGTTTCACCCAGGCATTGACCCCGACCAGGCCGTTCGAAGTCCAGTCATTGAGCCAGATCCGCGCATTGGGATGTTCCTCGAAACGGGCATCCACGCCGGCTTTCTGGATCCGCCTGATTACCTGGTTGGGGTGCAGGATGTTGACCATGCGAGCGCGTTCCTGCTCGCGCCGGGTCTTTTCGTCGTTGCCCCAATACTCCTGGCCGGGGAGCCGCTGCGCTTTGGCCTTCTCGCAATTCAACTCATACAGCTCCAATGCCTCCTCTACCCATGCTTGCGGTCTGCGCTCTATGTTTTCCATATATCCCCGCTGTTCCAAGAGCTGCAACGCGGGATCGTGAAACGCCGGGGAATCAAACTCCCTGTCAAAGTCCTGGTTGACCATCTTGCGGCGCCGCGCGACTTGGGGATGCAGCGCCGCCCAGTCAATCGCATCCCAATCTTCGCGCGATGCTTTGACGCTATCCTTGGCCTCGGCCGCTTCGCGCGCAAGGGCCGGATCGTAACGCATCTCAGGCGCGCTCTGATCCCACGGCTTGATAATCACATTCGCCATATATCGCCTATATGCGCCCTACTGGTTATCTCCCTGTTCATCCTGTTCCGGTGTTTCCATCGGAACCGCGATCATACGCGCAATCAGCGGCGCGGCTTGCTGGATACTGACACCGTTGCGAACTGCATATTCGACCATGTTTCCGATGTGCGGATTGGTCGCCGCGATGCGGAGTACTGCGCGCGTTGCCGCCGCGCCGCCCACGGCTCCCTCCCATCCCGAAAGCCCCATAGTGCGCGCCAGGGCCGTACCCCCGATTGCTCCTGCTGCCGTCAGCCAGCCGCCGCCCTGGATATTGCCGGTCAGAGTGTGCGAGACGCTCGAAAAAAGTTCATTTGTCGGCCTCGCGGTATTGGCTTTGGAGAGAAGTAGCGTGATCTGTTTGAGATTCGAGAGCCCATCTTTGCCGATGAGCTGCTCAAGCTGTTCGCGGTTGGTGCCATCGGCAAGATAGCTTTCCAACCGCTTCGCCTTGCCGGTGACCACCCGCGGCAATCCTTGGTCGCTTTCCTCCATCGTGACGCCGTTTGCCATGCCCTCAAATACCGCGTGCAGCTCGTTGAGACGTGAAGACGATCGCCAGGCATTTTTCGCCGTCATGTAATCCTGCATATTCACGGCACCGCGGTGCCTGTCAATCAGGTCTGAAATGCCATCATTGGCCTCGCGTAGATTGGCCTGGGCTTTCTCGTATGCCTCTACGGTGGTCGAGCGTTGCATGACCCCCTGCGCTTGCTTGGCCGCTTCTTTCAGCTTGTTGAACTCGCCGTCGCTTGCCTTGTCGAGCGTCTGATAGACCGGCTGCGCGGCCGATTCGATCTGACTTGCGGCATCTCCGAAGGTTCGCACCTGGCCGACCGCGCCGGCCACGTCGATGGGAGCGAAACGCTGAGCATAGGGCGAGCTGTGATACATCCCCAACTGCTGCTGGAGATTCTGCCGCTGCGTCTCAATGGCTTGCTGCTGGGCATCGCTGAGTCTGGAAAATTCGGGGGTTCTCTGGAGGTCCTCGATCTGGCGCAACCAACCTTCGGCCTGCCGGGGATCGGTAGTTTCAAGATTGCCGCCGCCGGTTACTTTCTCGCCGGCCGCTTCCGGGGTTCGCGCCGTCGAAATGTCGGCTCCCGTTGAGCCTTCCGTAACCCCGACGCCAGGCCTGTAACCCGGCGCGCTGCTCCCCGTCTCGCGGGCAGTTCTAAATGCGTTTCCTTCGGGTGTTCTTACGGCATCCTGAGCCACCGGAGGTATTAACCCGCCCGATTGTTCGGCTCTGTCATACAAGATTGTGGCAAGTCCATTTCGTTTCCACTCATCTCTTACTACTACGTCCGGGTTGTACCGCTGACCGTTAGGCTCTTCTACTCTGGAATAACTTAGATCGCCTATAGGAGTTCCCTTGTCATCAAAAGCTACGATTCTTCCCTCGTCGCCATCTCGACTGATGGCATGGACGAGCCTGACTTTCTCCCCGTTCTTTAGTGTCTGCGTCTCATAATTTCCTTCGGCAATGGCATTAGTCCAAAGACCATTTGGATTCCATCTAGAACTACTCCACCCGCCGCCTGTGCTTCCGGTGTATTCAATGGTTGGGCCTTTGGCGGTACCCATACCGGGCCGTATCGGTTCCCTCGTCGGCGCGCTGGCGGTCGTATATTGCGGCTCTTTGAATGCTGCCCGGCCTCCTACTTTGGCGGCCGATTGTGCCATCTGGCCTTCCGGCAGCTCCTCGGTCCCGGTTCCTTCGAGCGTGAATTTGAAGGGTGCGGTTCCTTCCGGGGCCGGCAGCATCCGGCCGGCTTCTTCCGTGGCCGCGAATGCTGGCCGCGTCCGGTTGATTTCTCCGAGGGCGTTTGCCGTCGCCTGCGCCGCCGTGTTCTGAATGACTCGCTGGCCGGCCTCCTGCTGGGCCTGTGCGATGGCTGGCGCGCCTTTCGCGCCCGTATCCATAGGTTTGCCTGCCTCGTTCACCTGGGAGGCAAGGGCGGGCGTCTCTACGCCGCCAATCTCGATATTCCTGGGCGCGATGCCTTCTAGATACTTTTGCGCGCCTCCCATGCCCGCACTTAACCCGCCACCCATGACTGCCGCCACGGCCGATTGCTTCGGGTCCTCAGTGTGGGCATAGGTCTGCGCTCCCATTGCCGCTGCGTCTTGTGTTGCCTTCAGACCGATTGAAACCAGGCCGGCGACCTTCGGGTACTTCTGGAGCGTGGCCATGATCTGTTGCGCGCCTTTTAAACGCTCCGCACCTTCAACGGCTTTTGAAGCGACTCCCGCCGCTGTCGCTCCGCTGCCGGCCAGCTTTAACAACCCCTCGCCGGTCATGTACTCAATCGCTTGCTCCCCAACCTTGCCAACCGTCTCCAATGGATCTTGCGATTCGGTTCCCGCTCTCAGCCAGTTGGCCGCGTCCTTAACGTGCCGGTCGATGTGATAGCTGAGCGATTTCTGATAATCGGCTTCGGCCTGTGCGTCGGTGGCCTGGGGATTTTTATTTTTATATCCAGCCTTCCACTCGGCGGGGCTCTGGCTGATCATGTCGAGCAGGCCGCCCGCGCCTTCGCCCATGCCTTTCACAAATCCTGCTGCCGTGCTGCTGCCCCATCCCTGTGCCTGTTCTTCTGGTGTGCCGGCGAGATACTTCTCGGCTAACCCGCCAAGCCCGCCGCCCGATGGCGCCGGCGGCGGTGTCGCCGAATTCAAACTTGCCCCTGGAGGTAGCGGGGGCAAAGAGCCGCCGCCCGGCGTGTTGAGTGTCGCGCCGGCTGGAAGTGGCGGAAGTCCGTTTAAGGCTGCGCTGCCACCCATTTACCACCCCTCACTACAAGCGTTTCGCCGTTCGCGCCTTTAGCCGTGGGCTCGCCTGGCTGTACTTTTAACGGGGTTGCCGCTGGAGCTGTGCCGCCCGGTGCGTTCGTCTGCGGCCCTCCACCTGGCTGCTGTACGCCGTGCCATTGCTGCAAATAGCGGTTATCTCCGATGATTTCCCGCTTGCGGTTGCCAAGCAGCTCACGGAATGTCGTAGAAACCTCTTTGAGTTGCTGCCTGTTGAAGTTTTTATTGAGAATGTCGATGCCTTGTTGCAGTTTTTTGTCGCTGGTGGAACTACCCGTACCGCCGCCCTGTAACACCTTCGCCACTTGATCGGCCACTTCAACAAGTGCCGTCTGATATGCGGCAACCTTAGAGTCGCCGCCGGCTATTTTTGCCCATTGGTCAATAGCGTTGATGGGGGGGTAATTACCCTGCTTGAGTTGGTCGGCCATCGCAACCACTGTGCCCAGGTTGCCGCTCTGGTTATCGCGGCCCACAAGCGAATTGAGGTAGTTCAAGGTGTTGTAGGTTTGCGTGTTGGTAGCAAATTTGTAATCGCCAGCGGCCTTGGCAATATCGAATGGCTTGCCGTACTTTGACAACGAATAGGCATTCGCCGCCGCCAACGTTGCATCGTAAGTTTTTGACCGCTTCGATAGATTTGTCGGGTCCATCGTGCCATCAACAAGCTGCTGAGCGTTGGAATTGAGCGTGTTCTGATCCGTGGCGTTATTGAGTACAGCGGTTTCGGAGCGATCTTTTTCAGCTCCCGCATACGCTTGCGCGGTCTGCCCGGCCCTCAATTTCTCTTCGCTCGTTTCCTTTTTCTCTTCTAACGTTTGCTTCTTCTGTTCTAGGTCGTTTTTCAGATCATCCTGCGCCTGCATGTGTATCGTAGAAATCCACTCCCGCCTGGGAATTGAATCTTTCGGAATGGTGTAATTAACAGTCCTCAGTTTCCCGTCTGCCCCCTTTATTTGCTGCGTCACCGGGGTTTCTGGGTTGGACTTGGAATCAAGCCATGATGGGGTCACGATCGCATAATGCATACCCTGAACAGTCGGCTCGCCTTTGTCGTTGAACACAATATGCGGAACGCCCTGAATAAATCCTGTTGCCAGAGCAGTATGTAATTTAGGGTTCTGGTTCGCCATTTTGTAGGCGTCCATTTCGTTATCGACGTTCCCAAGATCAATGGAACCTTCGCCCCCGTCTTTAATAGCTTTCGCAAATTGATTTTCGCGGTCGATGTATTTCTGTGCATCTTCCACCTTCATGCTCGCGTTTTCATAGGCAAGACGCGAGGTTTGCATATTCAGCATGGATAGATTTGCCTTCTGCAATGCCGCTTTCTGCTGTGCCTCAAAGTCCTGGTCAGCATCCTGCCGCGCCTGTTGGTCGCGTTGCCGCGCCATGCCCATTCCGGCCGCGACCCCCGCGCCGGCTCCGCGCAGCGCCCCGCCTGGTCCGGTGGTTCCTGCCTGAGCCGCGGCGCCGAATCCTGAGAGCGCGCCGGCAATGATCCGCTTCCATTGCGTACCAGGCCCGGAGGCTACGGGCGTAGCCGTCAATTTTCCTGTGGTGGGATCGCGCGCGTACGATACATCGCCGGAACCGCCCAAAGCATTCAAGACGCCGTGATAAACCTTGGTGCCCCAGCTATCTTGCTTGAGGGCATGTTCGGTCGGTGTCATGTTTTGAAGCGGCGTTTCAGGAATGGACGCGCCGGTGGCCGGCGCAGTATCGGTAGTGGTCAGGACCGGCTGCGCTGGCGCATTCGACGCATCGGCAGCAGGGGTCGCCGGGGTCGCTGCCCCACCCGCCGCCGAATCTTGAGTATAGCCGTTGTCCATAGTGGGCATATAGTCCCTACCTCGTTTGCACCTGTTCGCTAAGCGTGTGCTTTTCCGTACATCCAGCCGCCCGCCGCCTGGCTTCCAATGCCGCCCAGCGCGCCGATGATTGAGCCCCACATCGAATTTTGCTGCTGCGTAATGGTGTTGGCTTCCGCGTTGGCCGTGCCCGCTGCTCCAGTTGCCGAACCCGAAAATGAGTTGGGGTTCCATCCCGCCGCGAGATCCTCTTCGCCGGCCACGGCCTGTTGCCATTCCTGGTGGCCCTGCCCGTAGCCGGCCTGCTGAATCTGCTGCTGTCCCATGCTCTCGGTCGTCGCCGCTTCGCTGGCGAGCTGCTCGCGCATCTGCGCCGTTGCTCCGCTGGTGAGATTGACGTTGCTGGTACCGCCGCCCTGCGTAGCAATCGAATCCTGCAATGCCTTCTGCGCCGATCCGTAATTGCGCGCCGTTCCCTCAGTGGCGATGCTGTTGAGGTTTTGCACTTCGGCATCGGAAAAACCAAATTGATTGGGGCCTTTTGCGATGATGGGCGCGAATTGAGCATTCAACGTGTCCTGGATGCCTTTGAAATTCGAATAGGCCGTGTTGTATGCGTCGATCTGGGTTGCATAAAACTGCGCCTCTTCGTCCTGCAATTTGAGCTGCGTACTAGATGGACCGCCGCACATATCAAGCAACCTCCTGCGGTGGAATGAACCGCACCAGTTCGTTTGGGCTTGCCTGGAATCCCATGAAAACCCGTGCCAGTGCTCGCAGGTCGCTCGATTCGCTGTCGAATATCCATTCGGTACAGCCGGCATGTTTTAATCCGACTTCAAGAAAAGCCATGCCTTTCAAAAGCGCCATTCGCATTTGCCGGCGGTGTTCGCGGATCGAGCTCGCCCCCCGCGGCTGGGGCCGGAACTGGATATGCACCCGCGAGGCGCGCGCGAGGCGAACGTACATCAGCTCTCCGTCGCCGCCCTCGATCACAAATGCGTTCGAGCGGGGATCTTCGCCCATGAAAAACTCAGGGGTCAAAACGCCGACGTGGGCTTCATCGGCCGCAATCCACTCCCTGAGCTGCGCCAGGTCTTTATCCTCGATCGCTCGCAGCGTGAAACCGTCGAATTTTGCGAGTTCGGCCATTAGAGTTCCCTGATTGGTAGATACCGCCGCGATGGGAGCCCAGGGGCCCGGTAGAACTGCCGCGAATAGGCATCGTTTCCGCTCGCCATCGGGGGCAGGGAAGAAACCATGACGGGCATCATCCCCTGCAATCCAACAATCTCCAGCGGCGGCACAATCGCCATCTGCGGCTGCGGTGGGCTCTGTACAGGCTGGCCATGCGTCGGTATTCGTGTGCTCCTGGCTGTGGGCATTACTTCCTCGCCTTCGTCGGCAATCTGCCGTAAATCGTGTATGTGAGCAATTCGTTGGGAAAGTTCTCAGCCGGCCATGAGAGTTCCACTTGCATGTGGCGCGCGACTTGTACGGTGTCGGGGTCCTGGCTGATCCAGCATCGCTGGGAAATCAAGCTCTTGCTCCTGGGCAGATTCGGCGGGTCTGGAACCACGTTGCGAAGCGTGTTGAATGTCCCTTCAATCTCGTCAAACAAAACGCCGATACTCAACGGCGATGCGCCGGCAATGGCCTTCTCTTCGCTGGTGATGAACTGCACCCCCACGAACAAACCAGGCTGCGCGAGCTGAATGGATCCAATATCCGCAATGGCATCGTAGGGCGTGATATTGTCCCGATTCGCCGTGAGGTCGCGCATGAGGATCGGCCCATCGCTCGTTGGTCCCAGCAAGAGCCGGCGAATACCCGGCGAGATTTCGAGCGAAGCAATGGCCTTAACCCCTCCCTCGATCAAGGCGCGATTGCTCCACACGTTCCCGCTCTCCGGGGCGGCCACCGCCGCCATTCGGTGCCACCCCTGCGAGCCATCGGCAACATATAGAGCCATATCGCGGCTCGCGCCCTGGTGCCAAGCACAGTAGGTATTCGCCGGCACATATAACGAATCAAACTGATCCCCGATGGGAAAGCCGACTTCTGTCTCGCCGGCGCCGGGGTCCATCGAAACGAGCTGACCGCTCACAAGCATCGCGTAAGCCGTCGAGCCGTTGACGCAAAATGCATCCTGGCTGGCCAGGCCGATGCCCTCCTGGAAGTTGACCACATAGAAAGGCGAATCGCTGGTGCCTTTGCCCAGCACTGCCCACACGTCCGACTGCGTAAAGCAGATGAGCCCCACCGATGTGGGCCAGCAGGTGACGCCCAGGCTGGGGAAGGGAATTTGATTGAGCGGAGCAAAGGATTCGTTGCCGTTGCCTGTCACGACGTCGGGGCCTCCCGACCACACCAGGATGTTGCCCATCCATCCCCAAATGCGATTGAGGTAATAGCACTGCGGCAAAAAGCCGACCGGCGGCGGGGCGTTCGTGCTGTTGATCGGCGCGGTGATGAGGAAATTAAGCTGCCCCTGCTGCGGGGTTGTGGTGGACGATGGATCGGCGTTGGTGTCGGTGTAAATCCACGTCTGCCCAGCTCCGGGGTTGGGAAACTCATCGTCGTACATGAGCAGCGAGCCGCCCTGCACCGTGCGCCACAAAACAATGGTGTCGTACTGTGGATCGGCCAGGCCTTGGCCTTGAATCACGGCGAATTTTCCCAATCCGACTGTAAGCGGCTGGCTTAAAGGTGAAGCGGTGCCAATGTGTCCAGTGATGGAGTTCTTGCCCGAATAGGCCCATATCCACGGCGCGGTGTTGCCTTGGCTGTAAGGCCCGGCGTTAAGCCATTCCTGCGAGCCGTCTCCAATCATCGAGCCGGCTGTTGTGGGCCAGGTGGGAGCTGTGGCGCCGGATTCTCCAAGCTGCTGCGGCTTTTCGATGTATCCGTTGCCGTCAATGACTTGTTTTGCCATGCTCAGGGTTTGAGTCGCTCCCGGCCACGCATTTTGGGATCCGCTGTTTACCCATACGACCGTTCCATCTGTTACCTGTGTTCCCAGGCCTGCGCTCCACGCCGGTGCGTTCGCCCCGCTGGTTCCCGCCGTGATACAGGTGAACGTCTGCGTGACGGTTATCTGCTGCTGCGTAGTGGTCAGGATGTAATAGGGCGGGTAAGGTACGCTCTGGCCGGTCGTGACGTTGATGGTGTAGGTGAACGTCACCATCACCGAATTGCCCACCGCGTAAGCGGTCAATGCGACCCATGCCGAAGCGCCTAGATTCGTCCATACGCATGTGCCGTCTGCGGTCGTGCCTCCGGTCGTGACGTTCCACGCTGGAGCTGCGCCGCCGGTCACTCCTGCTGTTGTCAATCGCTGGAGATTGTTGTTGCTGTCCAGAATCACGAATGATGGCGCGTACCAGGTATTTGCGGCCCAATTCGGATAGATCGAGGGCGCGGCCGTCTGCGTAACGGTCGGGGGATTGGCCGGCGCATCGGCCCCCCAACCCTCGATGGCGGTTCCCATGTTTATCCATTGTTCTCCGCCGTCCTGCGTTGCCAGGCTCACCGTTGCATTCCAGACCGGCTGGGTGGCGCCCGTGATCCCGGTCCCGGTGCTGGCCGTTCCCGTCTCCGTCGAGTAGGCCGTTACAGGGGGATTGCCGCCGCTCGCAATCACCACGAAATGAACCTTGAGGCTGCTCTCTACAACTGCCGTGTAAGGCGTGGTGCCATTCAAACTTGGGACCGTTGTTAATCCGGCCAGCGTGAGCGCGATATTGCTCTTGATGCTGAGAGGCTTGCCAGGATCGAAATAGAGCGTGACCTTGCGCGCTCCTGCCGGCGAAGAAAGAGATTCGACCTGGATGTTTACGAGGTTGGCGGTCTGCGCGCCTATCGAGAGTTGCAGATTATTGTTTGTGTCCAGAATGAAATCGCCCGGCGCAAATTGCGTATTCGCGGCCCAGGCCTTGCCGCTGGTAACCCATTTTTTCGCGTCAACGCCATCGGAAAAATAGAGCACATTGCCGACACTCAGAAAGCAGGTGCGCCCGGCGCTCGGGTCTTTCGTCCAAAGGGTGATGTTGTTCGCCGGCCCGGTCACATCGCGCACGGTTCCATGTGTGGATCCACTCGCGGGGTCACAGCTCGCCATGATGTGAATTTGCTCTGAGCGGCCCTGAAAGCTGCGAAATTCATAGAACCGATTCACCGGCGGGATCGGCCCCGGATTGTAGACCGGATTTCCCGGCCTCCGAATCAGGGTTAGCCGGGTGCTGATTTCCACGTTTTTGCCGCCCAGCAGCCTATCATAGCGCGATGCAGAATAGAACTTCTGATAGAGATATGGGACCGCGCCAGGCCCCAGCGGATTGCCCTGTGTCCACATCCCTGTAAAAAACTCGTTGGTATGGAGCGGAGCTGCGGAGCTGGGCTCGATCTGCGCGCCGGCGGTTTGAAAGGGAGATTCGGGCATCCTAAACCTCCCTCGACCGGTACCGCTCCTGTACGGAAAGCCCCGCGCCCTGGAGCTGCATCGCAGCGCGCAGCCAGTTGCCAAGGAATAAATTGCGCTCAAGCTCCGAAAGCCCGCCTTGTGTGGCGAGCAGGGAAGTAACAAATTTCTGGTTGTATTCGTTGAAGCGCGCGTCATTGCCGATGAGCGACATAAGGGACAAATGCCCCCACTGGCAGATGTAATTTTTTTCGTCTGGAATCGGGGACCAGGTCTGCGCCACGCTGTAAATCAACGGCGGCTTTTTCTGATAGGGCAGCACAACCGAATAGGACTGATCGGGTGCAGGCATAAGCCGGAAGGTGATGTTTCCGGTTCCATCGTCTATGTATGCGCTCGCGTGTGTGGGCCGCGCGCCGCTCGCGTCCTGCTCCAGAAAATGCTTTACTGCAATCGCCATCGGGCGGCCGCCTACAACGTTCGCCTGGACGCTGCCGCCTTCAAGAAAGCCGAACGCGCTCAAGCCTGAAACGGTAAAGTCCTGGTCAGCGGTCGTAAATGTGGCTATCCCGCGATTCCACGGCCAGGCAAACGGGGGGCCGAGCATCGTTTGAATCACCAACTGCGCCGAGCTAACGGCGGGGTCCTCTCCGTTGATGAGGACCGGCTGCTGCTCAAGGAATGCAGCTTGCCAATTCAGAGTTTGCTGAATTGTGATCGTGCTAGCCATGATTTCGCGGGTGCTCTGGCGATTCTCCGCGACCTCCTTTCCTCTCCTACTTGTGGCCCCCACGACGGCGTTTTTTCGCCGCCTTCTTCGCCGCGGAATTGCGCTTCTCGCGCCACGCTACCGCGTAAGCCTGCTTGATCGCCTGGCCGGTGCCGCTCTTAGCTTTGGTCTTGCGGAACCGCTCGCCGGTCTGAAATTCTTGGACGTTCTTTCTGAACGTCGCTTTGCTCGTTCCTTTTCGCAGTGGCATGGGTTACCTTCCTGGCCACACGTTGTAGAGGAATGGATTCGCGGGGCCTATGTCGATGCCGCCCTGTGCGGCTACCACGCTGCGATCTGGCACAAAGCCGGCATTGTCGGGCTCGCGGTCGCCCTGCTTCAATGCGGAAACAATCGCGTTAATCCAAAGTTCGCGCTTCCGCTCAAATGCCATCTGCATTTGCGGATTGGGGCTCATCTGGTAAGAAAAGGCCTTGTAGCCCTCGCGGAACCACACTGCGTAATCGTCGGGCACCGGGTTGATCTGCTGGCCCATCGACGTGAACGGCGGCGGGGCCTTGCGCTGGGCTATGACGTGGATCTCGTACACGATCCCCTGTTGTGGAGGAAGAGGCAAGATGCGGAATCCCTGACTGTTGGGGTCGGCCACGGTCCATACACAGGTTCCATCGTTTACGGTCGTTCCCTCCGGAGAGTTGGCCGGTGCCGCCGGCGCCGTGCTGCCCGTAGTGCCGTATGTGGTCAGAATCAGGATGTTGCCGTTGGAGTCAAAAAAGTTGATGGGGGGATTGGTCGGCGTAATCACCGCGCCGAGGGGTTGCGTGTATACCTTCAAGGCTCCAGGCCAGGGGCCGTAGTCGAGCTGATCGTTGGGGAACCAGTCAATTTTTGACGGGGGATTTCCCGATATGCTCGTGCGCTCAAGATTGCGAAGGGCTTGGATGGGATAGGTGGGCTTTGGCAACGATGTGTTGTTTATATCAATCCAATATGCTCCCTCTATCCACCCTAGAGCGGAGGGCCATGTTGACGTGCTGAGTTGCGCGTAATCCTGCTGCCAAGAGTTGGTGTAAAAAGGCGGGATCTTCATGCGGTTCCACTTCCAGTTGAACCGCTGGGAAATGAGCGCGCTCATTACATCGGTGGCGATGCCGCAGGCCGTGAGCGTCGAATAGCCGCCTACGGGCAGCACGGGCTGAAGTTCGCCCATACTACTTACATAGTCGTTCACGGCCTGAATCGTTACAGTTGACGAGCCCACGACGCTACTCCGCTTCTTCGGCTGGTTCCGGTGGCGGTTCGGGATTCGCCTGTCTCCAGGCAATGAGTTCGTTAGGCTTTAAGCCGGGCGGGGGAACGCCGGCCGGGGGCGGGACGCCTTCGGGCTCGGCGGCGGTTTCATCCTCATCGCTATCGTGCTTCGCGGTGCTATCAAATTCCTCTGCGTCATGCTCCTGCATAGTCTGCCTCGTCCTTCCTGCCTGCTTTTTGGGCGCGGCCTTTTTGCTTACGGTTTTGTGTGCCATGTCTGCTCCGTTATGCAGCCGGAATAATCTCGAAAATCTTCCCGCCGCTTGGTGAATTGTCAGTGGGGAAACTGTCCCATTCCTTCCACTCTGCTGCCTTCTTTGCGTAGCCCTCGGGGTCGGCCTTCCTGCTGCGCGGGTCGGGTTTGCGAACTTCCTTGAAGCAGCGGGTACACATGATCGCAATGTCGCCGGTCGGATAGGTGTTGCGAATCACGCTGTAATTGTTGTCGTTCCCGTCTGCGAATCGGTTGTTCTTGCCGCCCTTGCGGTGTTTGCAAACACGCTGTCGCGCGGCAACGAGCTGCTCGCCCTTGATAAAGTCCTCTACCTGGCGTTTCCGCAAAGCCTCCAGTCGCGCCCGGCGTTCGTTGCGGTCGTTGATCTTCTCTTGCAGTTCCTCAATCTGGAGCTGCTTCCACTGGAGTTCGATGGCGGCGGTGTCAAGCGGTTTTTGGGCCATGTTCAATTCTCCAGCGGCGGGACACATAGAGGCTATATGTCCCGCCTATGGTGACTATGTGATGAGCGTTGGCGCGTCGATGTACCGCACACGTCCAACCGTGTCGGGCACAACGCCAGTCGCAAAGTTGAAGTTGTAAGCGGTTGAACCGCCAATCATCATGGCCGGATCGCTGGGGCTGGCATCGTCATACCGTTTGGTAATGACTTTCAGATTTCTCCAGTCGCCCTCATCAATATCGGTATTCTCCTTCGCGCCCAGCGAAACGACGATTACGCCGTCTTTGCCGTAGATGTAGGTGCGATAGGCCGTCACGCCGGCATGCCCCAGGTAGTTCGGCGTAGTGGTAACGATGGTGGATTCGTAGAACCGCACCCCGGCCCAGTGCATCACCATCACCTGGCCACCTTCACCGCTAGGCAGCTCCTTCAATGCGGCCTGGCCTTCGGGAGTGCGTTTCAGCACATCCGTAAGGCTATTGTTTGCAGCATCATTAAGCGTATCTGCCCACGCAAATGGAGGGATGATTCCGCAGAATTCGCCCTCTGTGAATGGCTTCACATTCCGCTGCCGCAAGCTGCCGACTGCGCTGGTGATGTTGTTTTTATTGAAAGGAATGTTGTAGGCATTCTGCTCTGAAACACTCGAATCAATCGCGCTTAGCGCATCGGTCGTGTTCTTGATGAGGTAGGCGATGGTGAGCGCGGCTTGATAGGCCAGCTCCTTGCCGCCGTTTTCAAGGGCAGGATCAATCGCAAGCTGCATGCTGAAGCGAGAATAATTCAGAAAATCCGCGTAGTTTCCGATAACGATCTTGTCTGAAAGGACGTTGATCGTTTCGCCGGTGCCGACCGTGCCTTCCGGCGCCTGGCTGAGATCGGGGCCGAACGTCACATATTCGAACAGGTTGAGCGTGTTGCCTGAGTTTTCAGGCAGCGGCCGGCGCTCCGTGCATCGGAGCTGCGGTGTCTCGGCCTTCAAGTTATCGACGAAGTTGCGATCGTAGTAATTGACCTGAGTTTGCGTGAGGTTGTTGGTGAGGTTTGAAGCCGGCGAGTAGCCGGCGCAAAACTGAGCACGGTTCGCCAGGCCGCTCGCTTCACAGCGCACGAACCAGACGAACGATGAGCCCAGTGCGGCCAGCGCGTAGAGCAATGGGCGCCATACATTCAGCATGAGCCATTGCCTACGCCGGGCGAACGTAGGGTCGTTGAATTCAGTCATGGTGCCGCTCCCGAATGAAGAATCACGGAAGGGGCTCTCTGCTTAACCCGCGCGCCGGCCTTGCTGCGATGCGTAATAGCTCTCGCACCGCTCCAGCTCTGCGCGGTCTGTCTGTATGAGGCGTTTGTAGTCCTCTGACGACAGGTTTTGCAGTTGCTCCCGCGTGTACTTCAAATGCGGTTTCCCGCCTGGTACCGGCGCGCGACCGCTAATGTCACTTGCGCGGATCGACGTTGAGTACCGCTGAGCGCGGGGCTTGGCGTTTGCGTCGGGAGCATTGCGCTCTCGTTGGGCCTCGGGCTGTGGTTGATCTTCGCTTTCGGGTTTCTCCTGTAGCAGATTGGCTGCTGCGAGTGTCTCGAAAGCCTTCGTGTAGCTCAAAGTGTCCATCGGATTGAGCTTCTGCGCCTGCATGTATTTGGTCAGCGTATCAATGTTGTGCGGAGACGGGTACCATTCCGGTGTCCGTTCATAGAACATTGACGCCGCCTGGGTCGCCGTGCGCGTCATGCGCTCCTGGCGTTCATCGGCTTGGTCCTTCTTAAAATCATCGACCGGCCCCACCACGCTTTCAAACACGCGCGTAACCGCGCGATCCACGGTCGCCGGGTTCTGGAGGTCTGCGACCGTTTCCATACGTTCGGATGGAGTGAGGGGCTTGGGGCCGGCTGGGGCAGATGGGGGAGTATTGCCATTGGAGCCGCGGCGAAGTTCTAAAATGCGCTGATTGGCGTTCTCCTGGGAAGCTGCCAGCGCATCAAGGATCTGTTCGCGCGTCCCGCGAAAAACTGAAGGCGATGCCGTTGGGTCGCCGTCTACGGTGATGGTCAATTTGTGTTGACCGTTTCCAAGGTCTTTCCAAGTTCTCATTACGAGTCCTCGCCTAGATATGGAGTTTCCACACCTTGCAACAAATCTTCGAAGGTAGGCGGCGGCGACTCCGACCCCTCTTGCGTTCGCGTATGGTACGCATTATTAACCTGTTTTTGGACGTAAGTAAAGAAAAGCCATGCGCCCTTGGCGAGCGCGTGACCGCCCAAAATCTCGTCCGGTTCGCCTACCGATGTATTGAAATGGGCCGTCTCCAGGGAAATACAGGCCTGCTCCATTACGTCAAGCAATGCCTCATAGCGCGGATCGTCGTAAAGCTGGGCGAGCATCTCGCGCGTCTGCGCCGAAAGCTGCAATTCGGTCACTTTCAGCGTTCGGAATGTGCGTAGACGTATCTCCATTTCAAGCACCAGGGGGAGCGTAGACGCTCTGATTGATTAGCTGCCTATCCCATCGCCGTTCATCCCAAAGCGCGGCCTCTTCGCTGGCCTGGCCAATCATCTGCTTGGCGAGGTCGGCTTCCTTCTGCTGGTCAATCTCGGCGGTCTTTGCCTGGTGCCGCGCGCCGATCGCCGCCACCTGGCCTTGAACCTTCTGCATACCGGGGTTCTGCTGCTGGTGCATCTGCTGTTCCTGCGGAGTCATGCGACGGACGAGCTCGCGCGAATCCTTCCATTCCGAGACTTCCATGAACATATCCACCAGGACCTTGGCATCGACCATCCATCCCAGCGCGTTGAGCTGCTGAATGAGTGGCGCATTTTCAAATATCTGCACAAGCAGGGGAAGGGCCTGGGCCATCGCCTTTTTCGCGGCCAGGTGCGCGCCGGCGAGACACTCGAAACGATCTTCACTTTGGTAGAAGTTGTTGGCATCGAGTTCAAAGGCATCGCCCAGCTCGCGGCCAAGTATCTCTCTGATCCTGTCGGGGCTGAGCCGCGATTTCACATAAAACTCAAGCAAGTCGATTGTCGGCAACAGGATGCCGTTTACGAAGTGGCCCACTGGCCCCTGAATTTTATTGGCGTTCGCCGCCATGATGCCGCCGGCGCCGGTCGCGGTTCGCGCCGCGCTCGATCCGCGCCCCGGTAAACTGCCCTGAGTGAACGCCTGATCTGCGCCGGTTGTGCTCTCTGCTGTTTGCGTAGCCGCTTGGAGTACGGTGAAGGCCTCGGGCGGAACCTTGGGGAGTTCAATAATTCCAAATACATCCCTGACGCTCTTTCCTGGCGCGACGTCCACATCAATGATCCCGCCCAGCCGTTGTCTGATTTGCTGGGTCGGCGCGTTGGCCCCGCGATCACGCAGATACATTTGATTGATTGCGAAACTGAGCAGGTCTAAAACCGCATCCGTGAGCCCTTTTTCAATGCGCTGGTCTGAGCCCGCGAGCCTTCCCACTCCTATGCCGAATCCGGCGTTCGGAATGTTCCAGAAATTTGCGCTCATGTAAGGGAGACACGGCAATTCGTGTTCTTCCTTGCGGATCAAAACGCCGCGGTCGCCACCCTCGGGGCAAAGCACGGTGTAAATCCACTCTCTATCGTGCCGTTCGAGCATCTGGATGGGGCGCTGTATTGGATCCGCGCTGGCCGGAATCTCGGGGCTCTGTGCGTGGTGGATGGCCCAATTCTGGCCGCCCAAATTCTCTTGCACAAGGCTGGGAGTAGCCGCGTTTCCTTCGTGAGAAAAGAAGTAGGCTTCAAGATCCTCCTGCGAGGGAATTGAATAGCCGCCCACCTGGTTGCCTTCTTCGTCCTTAATGATGGGCTGATTGCGGAGATTTTCAAGGTCCTCCCACGTTGGATAGCTGACGTGAACTACAAACTTGGCGTGTTTGTGAAGTGCGTTCGCTACATTCCATGTGGGATCAACCAGGAGTGAGCCCAGCTCGCAAACTTCGAAGGTGAGCCCTTCTTCAACAACTTCGGTATCGGTGACCACCAGTTCATTCGATTCCTTGGTGTGGATCGTCAATTCACCGAATGGGAGCTTGTATTTGATCGGCGCTGCTTTGGGTGCGCGCAGTTTTTTAATCTTCGTGTCTTTGCGCCATCCGACCTTGACCACTACTGTTCCAAACGTGGTCATGCTTTCAAGCGCGCGTTCGGATGTGGCCTCAAAATCGCACTCGTCGAGCAAGGCGCCGTAAAGCGCGGTTTTCGCGCGCGCCGTGGTCTGCGAGGTCGCAGGCCTGGGGCGAATGATGAACGGCGGCATCTCGTAAAAGATGCCCGATTTCATGGACGGGACCAGGCTGTTTACATGCTTGGCGACTGTGAACCGCGAGATGTTCGCGCGCGCCACGGTCGATCCTTCAAAGCTCTGGTTGGTGCGCGGCGACTGAAACAGTACATCGGCTTCGCGCCAGTGCAAATTCCACTGCTTCTGATCGAGAAAGGCTCGGGCTCGCCCCGCGTCCTGAATGGTGAGCTGGACCGCTGCATCGTCGGTGTATTCACCATGAAGCGGGTTGCCTGTCCAATCGCCAGGTTCCAGACGGTTTGCGCCGTTGACCATGCCGGGGAGAGTCGCCATACGTCACCGCTATTCAAAGCACCATGCGTAATGGGAATACGCTCGGGAGAAATGGAGAGCTGCACTCCATTAGCTCCCGGTCGAAATCTTCCTGATTTGCTGCTGATGGTACCGCAATCCGCAGCACCAGGCATTGCACATATATGCCCTTGTCAGTGTGACCCTCCCAAAGCCGGGCGGGAATGCTGGCTCCGTCTTGTTCTACGGAGATGATTTGATCCGTGTTCTCAATCAGGAGTTTCATTTTGCCGGCTGCTCTATTCTGTCCCATAGATCGCTGGTGTCAAGCGCGTTCCAAACGTCGCTCATCTTGCGTAGCGCGGTTTGCTGGGCGGGGCAAATGGGCGTGTTTGCGATGATTACATTGGCAAGAGTGTAAAGCTCGGCGCGAATCGCCGTGTACTGTGCCTCATATTCAGGGCTCGGCTTGTCATAGCGAAAAAGCGTGTGAAGATTGTTCCGGTTTAGAACGTCTGAATAACGGTCTGATTGTTTCTTTGCTGACTTCTTTGCTGGCTTCTTAGCTGGCATCCAGCCTCCATGAAAGGTGTGTGAACCAATACAGAAATTCCGCAGCAGGGGCAGAGAAAAGCCTCATTCAGACAAGCGGGGTTGGTGCAAAGCGTCTGCTCTTGATTCGCCCAGGAACACATTTGAAGCTGGCCGGCACGAAAGCCAAGAACGCAAGGATCATCCTCACTACACCCGCACACGAAGCATTCGCCCGGCGGGTCGCTCAATTCGGTTCGTTCTTCTGGATGAACTCGCGCAACGTGTTGCATACATCCTCGCGCCTTATATTCGACGTGTAGAAACAGCCGCCCTTTTCTCCAAACTCGACCATGAGCAAAACAAAGCCGTAGCCTAGAGGCATGGCCGCGCGCATCATGTTGCCAATGTCATTGAGAACCTTTTCGGCTTCCGGGTTCCGCACCTGAAAATCGCCGGGGATGCGCTCGGCCATCAGTCAACCTTTCCCTCAAATGGGACTGCAACGGTTTCGCCGTCGATTTCAAAAAGCGATGGCGCAAATGCCCCGCCCATGCCATGCAGCTCCACCATGCCGTTGGTGTAAACCTTCGTGCAGAGGATACCCGTACCAGGCTGCCAGTGGTGGAAGCGTACTTTATTGCCCAAAAGCCGCTGCCCAGCTTGTAGCTGGTCCTGGCCATCGGCATCCTGGGGCGGGTTGGAGGTTGCATTCATAGGCTATGGCTTGGATATATAGCAGACATATTGAGAACATGTCTACTGCGCTTCTCCATCAAATGCCAGTAATTTCATCAGGCGTGTCATGACGTGTTGACACTCCGTAAACCCTGCCTTGAACATCAGTGCACCGAATTTTGCAAGATCCTCGCGGGTCGCCAGTCCTTCGGCTCGCAGGGTATCCGCTTGGGCAACGATGCGCCTTGTCTCTTCGTGAAATTCGCCCAAGTCCATGCGTCCCTCGCGTTCTATCCACTCAGCCCCGGCATACAATCGCTCAAACCCTCATGACGCAGCGGCTCCCACTCGGGTTCCTCTTCCGGTACCGGCTCGGGCTCAGCGTACTGGCCGCGCCCGTAAACCCGGTTATAGGAATCCTCGGCAATGAACGTATTCCACTGCTCATCATCGGAAGTCTCAAAGTCCTCGGCCGCGATGGAGGCCGGGAGTTTGGATGCAACGCGGCTAATCACGCTGGCCGTTTCGGTTTCCTCGATCATGCCGAACTGGTATAGCTGCTTGAAAACCTCGGGCAGATTGGCGACGTCATTATGAAATAGAAGCCGGCCGGCCATCAGGTGAGGCTCGGCGCTTTTGATCGTGAGCGCGCGCGCCGTCTCATCCTGTAAAAATTCGCTCCATAGGATTTCAACGCGCCAATTCTGAGCCAGGGCCTCATTGCGAATATGGTTTGCCATCGTGGTTGCTCCGGGTGTTTCCTCGATTTCAACCCGATGGGTCTCCCAGCGCCGCGCGCAGGATACAAGGCGTTTTGCGAGTCCTGTAGGCGCCCATTGGCCGCGTATCACTTCCACGATGGTTATGCGCCCTTCGTGCTCGATCCCGACCGCGCCGGCGGCATACTTCGATTCCGCATATTCGAAGCGCCAGCAAATATGAATCTTGTCATCTTGATGCGTCGATGTTTCAGGAACCTTCGAGGCTTCGAGCTTTTCCATTGGGAAGGTCGGCACAAAGTTCCCTTCGGCCACATTCATGTATTGGGTCCAGTACGTTTCTGTATCGAGTTCCTTCTCAGCTCGCAGAAATTCCCAGGAAAGCTGCTCAGGGAACTGTAAAATCACGTCCCGCTCGGACAATTCATCATCGTCCAGCTTGAAAGCGTGTGGGCGGTGAAGATAAGCCGGCTTCCAATAAAGCAAAGTATCGTCGCCGGCCTTCGCAATCAGATCGCCGTACAGATCCATCGGCCCATAGCGCGTCCCGGTAATGTCGATCAGGCCGCTTTCTCCCAGCATCTTCAAATTCAAATAGAAGTTTTTGCGAACCTTCTTCAAGGCGAACGCGGTTTGTGAATTTCGATTGTCCTGCACATCCTCGCTTTTGATTATGTCGGGGTGCCAGCCCGAAAGAGATTGTTCGATCGACACCGCTTTGATGGTGGGATCGCGCCGGAATTTGACGCGCGCCGGGGTATAAAACTCGCCGGCCTTGGGCAGCTTGGTAATGACGTGCTCTGGAAAGCAGATGTGAAAGGCAGTTCTCGGTGCATTGGCGGGGCAATAGAAATGGCTCGCGCATTCGGCTACGAACGCATCAGCCAGCGGCGAATCGGGCGAGTTAGACGCGCACATCGTCATGATCGCCACATCGGGGAAGTTCACAACCCACTGCACCGAATCAGCGATATTGAATGTGGTCTTGTACGTTTTTCGGGGAAGCAATACGATGCGGCGGCGTTTGTAGCGCGCGGCCTGGTAGAGCTGCCGCTCAAGCGCGAGAGCGGCATTCTCACCATCCTTTGGCGGGGTTTTCTTCACGAAAATATCGGCTACCGGCTGGTGCCAGATTTCCGTGATGCGGTGATAGCCCAGCCCCCATTTGGCGAGGAAAAACAAATCGGTCTGCATCCGGTATCGGATTTCGAGCCGGTAGGGTTCATCTTCCACCAGGCGCGGAATGTCGATGGGGTTTTGCATTACATCGCCGGGGCGGTTTCTCCCTGATCCTGTAGCGCGCCGGCGCCGGCCCCCTGTGGCTGCTGCTGGGGCATCTCTTCGCCAAAGCCTGGCTGATCGCCCATGTGTTCGTCGAAGTGCTCGGCTACGGCTTCTTTGTCGGGCAATGCGTGTTCTTCGGTGTGCGAATGGCCTTCGCTGCGGGGTCCTTCGCCATGATGCTTGTGCACATGCGCGATATAGCCGCCGTTGTCGGCGCGCTCGTAGTGAACCCCATGCGTGTGCGTCTTGTGGCCTTTACCTTTACCTCCAAGTGCGTGGCGAATCTCTCGTTCCATGTCCGTCCTCCTGTGCACCATCTGCGTTTAAGTTAGCGCGCGGGATATGTGTAGCTCCCGCGCGCTCTCTGGCGGGTTTTAGTATCCGGCCTCGAAGTTGTAAATGCTGCCGGTGTTTGCGCCGGCCGTTCCAAAGGTCAGCGCCACGGCCAGGAAGAACGCCGGGTTTGTCGGTTGGACGGGAACGCCGCCCTGGGTCACAGGTAGATTGCTGCCGTTGATTCCGGTAAGGACGTTTGCCAGTGGTGCCGACCCGTCAAAGAGGTTGTTTACCTGTTGACTGAAGGTGCCTTGCAGAAGGCCGCCGTTGGAATCAAATATCATGTTCGCTTCAATCCACCAGGTTGCCCATGTAGTGGCAATGGCGCGCGCCGTGCCGGAACCCAGCAGCGTCCAGTTCGCCGCCACCAGTGGGGCAGCAGGGACGGCCAGAGCTGCCAGCAAACTCGCGGTGCAGGTAAAAGCGCCGGCCGTGTGTGCGTTGCCTTCGGCGCGCACGGTGAAGCGTTTTCCCTCAATCGCCAGCGCGCCGGGAACGCCGATAATGCAGGGAAGCTGCGGGTTAGAGGCCAGGGTAAAAACCTGGGCGGTTGCGACTGCTGCATTGACCACGTTGGCCGGTGCAGCGCGACGGATAGCGATACTGCTCATTGTCGTATTCCTCCTTCAAGGAATAGCGGCCCGGCGACTGGCCTACTCTGTGCGCCAAGTGTTATCCGATTGGCTCTTAAATGCAAGCGCCGATCCATTCGACGGCCTGCCGCGCTTGCGCTTGGTGCCTTCCGATTCCATCCACTTGCGAAAATCGCGGCGCTCCGCGGGTGTCGATGGCTGATTGCAGTAGCGGCATTTCTTTGCGTCGTGCTTTCGCCGCCGGATATTTCTGAGAATGCGCGCGCAGTCCTTTGAGCATGTGACAGCCTCTCGAAGTACTCGGTCCTCTGGAATGGCTTTGGTGCACACACAGCAGCGCAGCTCATCGCGGCGTCTCTTCTTCGCCGCTACACTTCTTCGATCTGGATTCGTTTTAGGTGCCATAGCATTTTCTTTTTGAGTTGATACTCGCGCGTTTTCATGCCCTTTGCATCAAGGATGTGGTGTATTTCATTTTCGTCTGTGTAGGTGAAATCAGCCACATAAAACACGGCGCGGTTGGGAGGATCTGCGGGGATCACTTCGATGCGAACCTGTTCCTGCAAGTCGAATATCTTGCCGCCGGCCGCAAGCGCATGGAGATTCGTGGCGACGTTCATTTCGCGCAGCGAAGCATATTTTCCGCGCTCGTCTTTGGGAGCGACGGCGTATTTGTTGCGCTTTGGCTCAACGCCTTCGATGTGCGCTGTCCAGGCGGCGCGCTCGGATCGAAAATTCAATCGTCCCATTCACCATTCCCGAAACTACAAGTTTTACTAGTTGACGTGCTGAAAAGCATACGCGTACATTCCATCCCTATGTCTCCGAAAATTCCGCAAGCAGCAGCGAGAGAGCCTAAATTCATCGACGTCCGCGTTCGCTTCCATCCAGACGAATTGCGGCAGATTAAAGCTGCTGCTGCCAATCGTGGTCTTGGCTTTAATACGTTTGTGCGCCTGGTCTGCGCGGGAACGGCGGTACGTGTATTGAGCGAGGCTCCCGCAGAGGGGCTCGTTGGAAAATATCTCGATCTCAACTGCGTTTTGAACCGTGGCCGGCAACCGGAAGAAACCGCGTTGTCGGAGATTGCCTGAAGCATAAATTTGGCGGCTCGCCGGGGCCGTTTTTTTGTCGCTGCTAAAAATGCTCCAAGCATGAGCCAGGCTTCCCCTTTTTGGGGGCATGGGCGGCGTGTGTTCGTGCCCATGCTCTGAGCATTCATCGAGCAGCCCCAAGCATCAGGAAATGACGATGCTCACCTGAGGTCGGAATATGGGAGTAAACGCATCCCCACGCGACGTAATGCCGCTGGACATAGGCCAATTTCTTTTAGACACTCACCATCTAACCCCTGTCGCTTCTTTCGCTTATCTCCATTTAAAAATGCACTATTGGCGATATGGGCCGCTGCCTGGCGACCCCGAATCACTGGCCGTAATCGCGCAGCTCTCGCCGGATGCAACAAGCATTGCTCAAGTAGCTGCTAAGCATTGGTTGCATGCAGGCGCAGACGGGCTCCTGCACAGTCCAGAGATGGATATTCTGAAAGCCTCAGCTATCACTAAACATCAGAAAGCACATGAGAAAGCACAGAAAGCCGCGCGTGCAAGGTGGGACAAAGAAAGGGCGAAACGTGGCGAATTAAAAGCGAATCATGCTCATGCTCCAAGCAATGCATCTGTAATGCGGGAACATGAGCCAAGCACAGCAAGCATGAACGGTTCCCCTCCCTTCCCCCTCGAAGGTTCCCCCCTGCACCCCCTTCCTAGTACCCCTATCTCTCCCCTCCGTCTCAGGGAGGTCTGTGCCCTCCCCGAACCCCACCCCCCAACGCGCGCGAGCGACGAGCCGGGAGCATCGGCCGCCGGCAACGGTCACCAGCCGGAAAACCGGCCGCCAGGCGTCGAGCCCGGAGCATCGGGGCATACGCAAGATGGTGAAAAGAAAGCGAAAACGATTTTAAGGCCACTAGGCGCGTTCGCTGGAGGCGCGGTGCACCAACCCCCGCTTAGGGTTGCTTCCGAGCGCGCCTACCCCCCTCAGAAAAATCGGGCGCACTGCGCCACAAATAGGGTCAGACCCACACTTGAGGGGTTAAGTGAAGATTTACGATTTTCGGCCTTCCGAGACGAGATTTCGGTGTACTGGCGCAAGCAGAATCCGAAGCACCCAAATGTGCCGTTCGGGAAGCTCGATGAAAAGGCCTTGCGGGATCTGCTCAAGGATCGGCCGGAAATGCAGCTTGGGGATCTGAAAGAGCTGCTGTACAAGCGGTCGAAATCCGATTGTGTGAATCCGTCGCAGTTGGCGCGTCACTGGTTGCGACATATAGATGAGTTCACCGCCGGGCCGCTGGATCGTTCGCGCAAGCCGGCGCGTTCTGTGAGGTCGCTATGAAACCGCATGTGTTTGTGATTGATGAGGCCCAGCGGCAAATGCTGTTGCTGGCAATTAGCTGGCTCGCCGTGGAACGCCCAGGATGGGATTTTATGGCGGGGGAGACGGCTGAGCTTCTGCACGGTCGGGAGATGTTCGAATCATTTAAGGATATGAGAAAGGAACCGCGGACCTATGAAGGATGCACTTGGCAGTGAGCTGAAAGAAAACGACCTGGTTGCGCTGCAATTGGAACGGCCTTTGATTTGGGGCCGGGTGGTCAAGGTTGAAGAGGGCGGCATCATTACCGGAATTTCAGGCAAAGGGCAGGCTCAGGTGAAATCGAGTCGGATCATTATTGAGAGCCGTCATGTGATCGACGTTGACCCGCGAATGCCGGCGGTCGCGTTGCTGGCGCTGCGCGATGATGCAGAACCAAAGCCGCCGCCGCCCACAGAGATGCTGAATTGAAACGGGGTGATGTATGCCCATTGAGTGTGAGCTATTAGAGACGATGCCAGAGCCCATGGAGTATTGCCCGGCGTGTGGGGAGCAGTTTCGTTCGTTCATGCGCGGCCAGGTGCAATGCATGTTTCGTCGCTGGTTGAAGCGCCCGTACTGCTGCTGCATCTGTGAGAGCTGCAAAGAAATTGTGGGCTATGAGTATGGCAAGTGATCTGTCCTGACGCAGAGAGGAACCGTGGACTCATTGTCACGTCGCGGCACAGGGCAGCTAGGGGGTCGCATTGCGCGGCCCCTGTTTAATTTGTGTGCATCTGTACGATCTGTCGATGCCCTTCAATCGCATCCTCGCGCGTGGCATAGCGGCGTATCAGGTGGTCATGTATGCCACCAAAAACCATCGTTTCAAATAGGGATGTGTGCCGCTTGCCTGTTATTTCCGTCATGGCGTGGTTATAGTCGAGGCCGAGGAAAACGGTTGAGACTCGCACATTTGCAATTTGCGTAAGTGCGATTTTGCGGTCAGCCTTCTGCATCCACTCAGCCCAACTGAGTAGGCTTTTGGCACGTTGCGGGTTCCCATTCTCATCGAGGATGTATTGACCAATCCACGGCAGATCGTCGCTCCAACCATCATCGTCATGCATAAGTAACTTTTCCTTTATCACGCTCATCCGTGCTGTCGCAATAAAATAATGACGCAGTGTGCCACATAATATAAGCGTAAGCACCTATACATATACCACCATCCATTGTCAAGCGATCCTAAAAAGTGCCACCAGCGCGACCGTGCGGGAGAGCCGCGTCCCAAGAATGAGACGCAAAAATAAAAGGTGAGCAGAACAAGAAAGAGGCGCAGAAAGTAAAGGGGTTGTACATAAGGATAGACAGGTATTCGCAAATAATATATAAATTAGCAAATT